CAACGGATTGCCCTGCACCAGCGGCGACATGCCCATGATCAGGTGCGATGCAATGTGCGAATCGTGCTGCTGACCCGCAAACGCCTTAAGCTGCTTGCCGTCAATCGCATCGATGTTCTCGCTTGCCGGGTCTTTGGGCATCTGGTTGGTCTGGGTCTTCAGAATGCCGTCAATATCCCGCACGTTCATTGCTTGGTATACCCGGTAGTACGCCTCATACAGGTTGTGCATGTGCGGGGCGCTCTGCGCCAGCTGGAGCTGGGTCTGTGCCAAAGTGATGCGCTGCGCAGCGGAGAAGATATTAGGGTCCGCGACCGGCAGGACTGCTACCTTGTTGTCAAAGTCACTCTTTTTTATAAGACGAGATGCGCCGGGGACATCATAGGGATACTCGGGGGGTAAGTAGTCCCCAAACCCACGGAACAGCATCTCGAACTCTTGTGTCTGCGCGTAGTAGAGCCGCTTGTGGATCGCTGACATGACCATCGACCCACGCTCAAGCAGCGCAAGCGTGGTGCCTACGGCTGCCTGCTGGTTGGCGTCGCCTACCTGCATGTCTGCAATGCTCGCCAGTCGCTTACCGGCGTCCACAGTAAAGCTCAACAGCGCAAACAGTGTCTGGCTGGGTTCTTTATAGGGTAAAGGCAGCAGTGAGGAGCTTAATTCAGCGCCGCCTGCGTCAATATCCCGCCATTCGCCCGGTTGAATTGGCTTGTCGTCGTCCGCGATGCGCGCGCCTTTGGCTTTAAAGCCCGCAGGCAGGTTGGACAGCGTTCCAGCGTCCAATAACTGACGAAGTGCAGCTGTTGACGTCTTGGCAAGGTTACCAATCAGGTGAACAAAGCCCAAACCGTAGGCTCCAAGACCGCTGACCAGCATGTAATGCACAAAATACTCAACTCGCACCTTCAACGGGTCGTCTTCTGCCCAGTTTCGACGCACACTGACCACTTTTGCGCTTATTTCGTCTACCGTTACAACGTATGGCAGCTTGATCCCAGTCGGTTCGCCGTCCTCGTCCACATCTTCATAGCCGGGGATGTCCAAATCGACATGAAATTCCAACAATGTGATCTCTTCAGGCTCGCCAGTGGCCTGCACACCCGTAATTCGGTCAATTGTCGCGCCAATCTGGTCCTGCCCGCTGTTTGAACCGTCAGGCGATAGCTCTACGTCAAGGTATTCGCCTGCAAAAACACGCTTTTTGAACTCGTTTGAGTCCATCGCGATGCGGTGCGTGATGCGTCGGCACTCAGAAATCACACTTGAGCCGTGGTAAGGGATGTAAAGATCGTCCGGAAGCACCAAACGGCTGACCATCCGGCCAAGTTGCGCGTCAAAATACACCTTTTTGAAGGTGGATCCACCGTATCCTGTGTAAAACAGCAGCTGGTCGAACTCCGGCGTGTACTCTTTCATCACCGCCGTGATCTGGTAGTTCATGAAGTCCTGCACCCGGGCTGCCTGCTGTACCTTATCCAGCGTTTCCTTGCCAAGAGTCTGAGTGCGCACGGGTCCGCTGGGTGGCATCAGCTCCTTAAACGACTGCGCTTGGAACTGAATGATGGCCTCGGTCAACATTGGATGCACCACGCCGGATGCTCCACGGAAGGGCTGGGTACGCTCCTCCATCCGCAGACCCAACAGGTCAAGACCCTTGGCGTACATCTCCTCCCACTGACCGCGTGAGCTCTTGTCCGCATCGAACAGGGTCTGCAGAGAGATGGCTATGTGCCCAAGGTCCTGCTGGTCAATGTCCTCGGCAAGGTTAGCGTAGAAATCATCGTATTCATCGCCACCGCCGATCTCAATAACAGCGCTGCCATCATCCTCAAGAATGATCTCAATCTCTTGGCCTTCGTCGTCATCAATCTCGATGAGGTCGGTGCTCGGGGCTAGATTTACTACCTTGTCTATGGGCATCGTCTTTCCTATTGTCTTTTGTTTATCGGAATGGCAAAGCGCTGCAGGCCAGTCGCATCAACGCGCTGGCCTTCAGGCTTTTTTCCAATGAGGTTCTCTAGCATGCGGCGCGAGGAGGTGACTGCGCCGCCTTGGGCGAAACCTTCTGGCGGTTTGGTGCGACCAGCACTGCTTGTGGCGTATGCAACGGGCTTGCCCGTGTCTTCGTCGTAGAAGATCGCGCCTGCCCTGCCAAACACATCGCTTGGCTGATCGCGCTCGGACACGGATGACGCAAGACCGTATCGCCGCTGGAATTTCAAATACTCGTCGCTATTTGTTATCTGCTTTACATCATCCCATCGATAGCCGGATTGCTCGACCATGCTTCTTGCGCGGTCAATGCCGAGTTGTTCGTTTACTGGGCGGCTGGATTTGTTGCTTGTGCCTTCTTGGGGGCTTGCGCGGGCCGCTTGACCGACCCCGTCAGATACAAGTTTTGAAAGCTCTTCCCTTGCGCTTCCGCCATTATTTGGTTGCGTAGGGCCTGCGCCACTCGGGAGTTCTCCCCCCGTTCTGCTATTTCCTCTTGGAGCTGTTCTTGTAAGGTACTCATCGTATCCATCCCTAAAAAATACTTGCGTATCGTAATAATTAACTCTTGCATCAGATACATTTTCATCTGCCATCGTATCGTTAAGTACGCCTCTAAACAAGCGCTCTTTGTCTTTATAAATCTCATCTGCGCGGCTGAGATCAAAACCTTCATCAAATTCAGGCACGTACTGAAACCGTAATCCGGTTAGCGACGCGGTTTCTGGAGCTCCTGATCTAGCCTGACGGTTAACTCTGTCATCAAACCGCATATCGGTTATGTAAGTGAAACCATCAATCCCCCGCTCACGTAAGCTGGCAGTAATTTTAGCCAATTGATCTGGAGAAGCCGCTTGTTTAAAAAATATTTCAACTCCGGGACGCGCGTTAGGGGTTCCTGAGCGCACTGCCTTTGATATAAACACAGCGTCTTGGTCGTAAAGTTTACCCTGCTCAATCAGCCTTCTGGTCAACGGCGCTGGATCAAAATCCTGCTGAACAACAAATTCACCATTTAGAGCCCTTTCTGTATTTCCCATGAACGATCCGTAGGTGTTGGCAAGATTGTATCCAAGCACAGACTTGTCATTACGAACCACATCATCAAACTCAGCGGCAAGTTCGGCTTGAGCGTAATTGCTCATCGGCAAATTAGGACGCTCCCCAGAGACCCCTAATGTATAGCGTTGAAGCGGCGCTGAAAGCGATTGGAGCTCTATTTCCGCCAGCTCCTTCCTGTTGTCATAGACGCGCCTTGCTTGAGCAGCTCTCTCTGCATATTCAGCGTCTGTTTCTTTTTTTCTTTTATTTGGGGCTTTAAAGCCTGCATTAATTTCTCGACGCAAATCATCAATGCGAACTTGATCCGGGCTTCCAGCTAGGGACATCTCGTACTCAAGAGATCCGCCTTCACCGGCTTTTGTTGTCCAGCCATTGTTTGTCCATCTTTCTTTTTCCATGAACCAAGCAACTGCTTGCAGGTCGTCCGGACCAAGATCGCCCATTTCAGGCACAATAGACTTTACGTTTCCGGATTGATTAATCCGGTTTGCAGCACTTCTAAAAACATCTTGACCAAAGCCAAACTCGCCACCAACTCTTGGGTTTCCAAGACTTGATCCGACCAAATGGGTTCCGGTGACCCCCTGTTCAGCAACAGGCGGTATGCGTGACTGTCCTGAAAGTCTGCGAAGCATACGCGCCGCCCATACATCTACTGTTGCTTCATTGGTAAGGCCAATAAGGTTGCCAGTAAAGTTTGGTGTTTTTGGCGCGCTACCAGTCTTTACTGATCTGAACATGTCCAGCAACGCCCCCATAGAGGACGGGCTGTTAGTGTTAAAAAGTTTTCCGGCTGAGTTCGTAATTAATGGAAATTCTCCGGCGTTGTGCAGCGCAGTCAAAGTCTTTCCATCAACAGGAAGACCTTGTTTGATTCTGTTTTCATAAGCCTGCAGCTCTGCATCAAACTCACCTCGGCTATATCGACGCAATATTTCAGATGCATTGTTGAAGTTTTGCTCGACATTCGTCTGTGCGCTTGTTGTCCCAAGCACGTCGGCAAAGACATCGCCAATTCCTCCAAACTCGGAGCGCAGCTGATCTCGCATCCCGCGATACCAGTTTGCCTGCTGAAGTATACCTAAAGCTGCCTGATCGCCAGCTCTGGCTCGCTCTACTACGCCGTCCACTTCTCTGACTAAATTGTCAGAAAGACTATTTGCCCATGCTTCCTTTTCCATTCCGGCTGGAGGTTTTTGGAATCCATACGCTATTTTTTGGAACTCAGGCTTGCCTTTCTTAACTCCTGAAAACTCAATTGCTTCCCAGCCGTTTGTTGGCAGGAAATTTCCCTTAATCCTGCGGGCTTCTTCTTTCATAAGCCTTTGCTTGTTTCTATTCGATCCAACACTCGCATTCACCCGACCAAGCTCTGCTCTGCTTAGACGGACGTCTGGCGTAGTCGCTTGATCCACCTCATCCAACATCGCCGTAGCACTGCCGGGCGGTGGCTCGTCGCCAGTAGGTGCATCGATTCTGCTCATCGCAGGCGCGTCAAGCGCACTGCCGCCACCGATGCTGCCAGCAACACCAGCCAACAACTCAGCTGCTGTTGAACCCGGCATTACCTCGCGCGCAGTAGCGGCTGCTGTCTCACCGCCAACATACGCCCCAGTCTCTCTGCCAAGGTTTGGGAACATGGTTTCCAGTTGTCTGGCAGCCGTTGGTGCTGACACAGCGGTTCGACCCGCTGCGGCGAACGGCAGAATCTGCGTGGCTATGCTGCCAATCGCATACGGGTCGTAACCCTCAACACCAAGCGTTTCACGCACACGCGGAGCTGCTGGTGTGAACTCGCCAGTGTCCATCCCCGCTCGTTCACCCAAGTAACGGGCACCCATCTGTGCAAGGTCACCAAGGCCAACGGTCATGTCAACCGCCGCGCCAACTGCAGGCTTGGAGATGTTCTCGTAGAAGGCTCTGTTGACTGCGCTGCCAGCACCCTTCAGCCGATCCAGCATGCTGCGACTTTCAGTTACCGCAGCGTCAGGGGTTGGCTCAAGAGTGCGCGCGCTTGAGGCATTGTCGATTCCCTCCAGCTGCCGGCGAAGAAGCTCATCTGCACTGACGGACGCATCCTGCCTGATATACAACGGATCATTCGGACTCAACGGCCTGCGACCACTGACCGCACCGCCTTCCGCAAAGCGAGCCAGCCCATCCCTTGCTGACCCATCAGACTTTTTTACGTAGCCGCCTTTGGCAAAAGCATCGTAACCGCCGTAGGTAATCCTGTCGGGCTCTATTGCAGCCGCGTAGCCGCCTGCTTGGGTGCTGCTGCCGCCGCCGCGTATGACGCTGCCGTCTGTTTGGTCAACGTCTGTTGCCCCTGTTCCTGCTATGGATTCTGTCTTGACGGCTTTTGCCACAGGAGCGCCTGCCTCAAGGGTTGCTATGAACGCTTGCAATTGCTGTCCCTCAGGGGTCTTCGGATCAAACGCGCGCTGCGGATCGCCAAACTCCTGCGCCATTATTCGGTTGCGAAGCAGGGCATAGTTGCTCGCATTGCGAAGTGAAGGGGAGCTTGCTTGCAGTGTACGCAAGTTGCGGTCAATCGCCGCACGGTTCTGCGCAAACTGCTGTGACTTGGACGGGCCAAGTCCGCCGTAAGCCTGAACCTCTCTCGGGCTCAGTAACGAGCGCGGACGAGAGGTCACACTTGGCGGTGTCCACGTGTAGCCAGCGCCGGTTGCGGGTCTTAACTTGGCAGCGGGGCTGTAATCAAACTGACCGGGCATGCCCGGGATCGCAGTTCGCGGAGAGCTCTGTCGGAACGCTGTGTCAAGGGCTGGCTCTCCCGCCTTGTAGATGTCAGGCTGCGTGGGCAGCGGCTGGTACACCGTTACCGGCGTGTACGGCACTGGATCTGGGAACGGGGGCGGAGGCGCAGCGCGTTGGGGACTGGTGAACAACACATTCGGATCCACGCCAGCATTGATCAAATCCTGAAACGAGTACCCACGCTCAGTGGCGTACTCCAGCATCTGCGCACGTTCCGCAGCATCGATGCCGCCCTGCTGCAGGTTGGCGACATAGTCACGCCCCTGCTTGTCCAGTATCGCCCTGCCGTCCTGCCCCTGCGCAGTTAAGCGCTGCGACTCAAACGCCAAGTCGGGGCTGCGCTCGTAGGCCGAGGTCATGCCGGCTGGCGTTGTGAACTGCGACTGCTGGATCGGAGCCTGAACCGTAAAGATCTTGTTCAACACCGCATCGGCAACGCCTGCCGCGCGTAGGTCAGAGGTACTGATGCCAGACTGGATCAGTTGGTTGTACGCATCAACGCCAGTCGGCGCGTTGGCATTGGCAAGGTACGCCTCTGCATCCTTGCGAAGATTAGCGTAGTAGTCACCAACCGTCTGCTGACCGCCCTTCTCCATCGCCGCGCGATACGCCGCCGATACGCCCGCTGCCGTGCCCGGCTGCTCAGTTGCTTGCGCCTGAACGGGAGATAAAGATGGAGGCGGAGGCGGGGGCGAAGATGCGTTAACCGGCGCCATTGCCTGTTCTCGCGCCATTAGCATATCAAGGCGCTGCGCCGTGGCGGGAGGGGTTGTCATTACACCCTGCGTTTTCCCTGCAATGCTTGATGGACTTGCTGGACTAAATCGGTCACCAGAAGGTATTCCAATAAGAAAACTTGGCATATCAACAGGGCCCGAAGGGCCACGAGAATCCGGCAACACGGGAACTTGAGGCATTTCAGGGCGAGGGGCAGCCGCACGCTGACCCATAAGCTCAGCCTCAACCTCTTGCGGCGAATAGCCGCTTGCGCGGGCAACCTGATCGACACCAACGCCGTACTGCGCCATTGCGTTCCCAATCGCCCTGTGCGCCTCTGCGCTCGGACCACCGTACTGCGCGTAGGTGCTCTGGATAAACTGCTTAACCTCGTCGTCGCTAAAGGCTTGCGCCTGACCACCCTC